GAGCAAACGAAAACACTCCCGTTATAGAAGTCAAAAGCGCAGAGGATAAAACCAAAAAGATGGTTGACATCGCGTCCGACATCGAGAGATGCGTTAAATCCCTCACAACAGGGGATTACAGCGACGAGAGAGGGTACGCCTTGGAGATGCGGTTAAAATGGCTTAATAATCAACTTATGTTACTCTCGCTAGCGGAGCCGTTCGACAAAATCGAGCACTCAACAAAGGCAGAGCCAACAGCGCCATCATTCGATTGGCAAAAAGTGGTAAATCAGTTCGCCCAAAAGTAAGGAACTGAAAAATTGTCTAACTTAAAAAGGAAAAAGTGGAAAATTTAACACCCGAGCAAGTTGTCGAAAAATTGAACGGCATCCTTGCAGAAAAAACAAAAGGGATGGCCTCAGTTGAGGACATCAACGCTATCAAAAGCGAGTTGAGTAAATTAACTTCGCTAGAGGAAAAGAGCGCTAACATCGAGAGCGCAATCGCTAAATTCGAGGCCAGCATCGAGGCGATGAAAGAGAGCGCAAAGAAAGGCGAAAAGAAAGAGCCTAAAAACTTACGCCAAGCCATCAACATGACCGTAGCAGAAAAGCACGCGGATATCATGGACCAAGTTTATGAGAAAGGCCAAGCGCTTAACTTAGACGTGAAAACTGATACCACTATCACAGGTGACTATACAGGAAACATCGCGCTTAGCACTTTGGAGGCAGGAGTTAACCGCATCGCTCGTCCTATCCGTAGAATTATGGAGATTTCGAACGTTGGAACTACTTCTAGCAAGTTCGTAACTTACATCGCTCAGGATACGCAGTCAACTACTGGATTCGTAGCAGAGGCAGTAGCCAAAGCAAACGGACAAGTTCAGTATACGGAGGTATCAGTAGCCGTTAAAAAAGTGGCGGGCTTTATCAAAGTATCCAAAGAGATGTTGGCAGACTTATCGTTTGTTCAGGCAGAAATCAACAACGATTTGATGGAGAGCATCGAGCAAAATATCGACTTCGCTTTGCTTAACGGAAACGGCGCAGGTAACAACTTAGATGGAGTTATCAACCAAGCGACTGCATGGTCAGCGGGGGTATTTGCAGGAAACGTAACCAACCCTACTGTTATCGATGTTCTTCGCGTGGCTAAGGCTCAGGTTGAGGGCGCAGATTTCTACCCTACTCACATCGTGTTGCATCCCGATGATGTGGCTCGCATCGAGATGAGCAAAACAACGCAAGGGGAGTATACATACCCTAACTTCGCTGTTGGGATGGCTCCAAACATGCAGTTGAGCGGACTAATCATCGTGCCATCTACTAACATGACGGCGGATAACTTCCTAGTGGGAGACTTCTCGAAATTCAACGTTCGTATGAGAGAGGGCGTTAACATCCAAGTAGGATACGAGGGTGATGACTTTGCTCGAAACATGGTATCCATCTTAGCGGAGGCACGCCTTTGTTCTTTCGTTAAGCAGAACGATGTTACTGCATTCGTAACGGGAGATTTCACTACCGCTATCGCGGCACTATAATCTAACAGCAACTTAAACCCTTAGACATGGCAGAGCAAAGAAAAAGAGGCCGAAAGCCAAAGAGCGAAAAAGACGTAACGATTAGCGTCGATACTCCAAAAGTGGACCTTGAAATCAACAAAACCGAAGAGGGCCTAACGGCTACTTTGGATACTCCCCGCGTAGATATACATGTGGAGAAAACGGAGGACAAGATATCCATCGAGGTAGACATCGATGATAAAAAAGAGTACGAGGCGATAGCCACAGGTAAAAATCCAACGCTCCCTAAGGGAACTGTATGGAAAGTTACAGGCGAAATCCTAAAAATCTTTATACGCAAAGGCATTGCTAACCTTAAAAAGAAGTAAAAGAAAATGATAGTATCGATTGGCGATTTTACAGGAAAGTATGAGTTGCACACAGGCATCTACGACCAAAGCAAGATACAGGCTTACATCGATAAGTATGAGCCTAGATACCTACGGGAATTGCTAGGAGCAACTTTGTATAGTGAGTTCTTAACTGACTTGGTTTTGGTGCAAGGCGCTTATACTCCGCAATCGCCTAACTTTCTAACGCTATTCAATCCGTTTGCGGTGGATGTAAATCTTTATCGCATGCTCGAGAGCGATGGAATCAAAGAGATGCTAATCGGATTTCTTTACTTTGAGTATATCAAGGATACAAGCAACACCATCACGCCGTTTGGTAATACAGTGAGCAGGAGCGAATTAAGCAAGTTAGCCACTTCGCTCCAATCGCTCATGTATAACCGATATAACGAGAGCGTTCGGACGTTTATGGCTATCAGGGAGTATATAGTTTTGAATTGGAACGATTTCCCTCTTGGCCAAGCCGTAAGCAGTCAAATCACTACAGTTGGAAATGGGTATATATCCGCATCCAACGTAACGCCTGTTGCACTATCAGGGATAGTAAAAACGCTAAGCATAGCCAGCGCAGGAACAGGATACGCAACCAACAATGGTGTTGCGACATCAGGGGGGAGCGGAACAGGGCTAACGGTTGACTATACGGACAACGGCTCAGGCGGAGTGCTATCGGTAACGATTGATAACTACGGCTCAGGATACAAGGCAGGGGATGTGGTTACTATCCTAGACGGCAACGATGATTGCACGCTAACGATAACAAGCGCATCGCAGTTGATAGCGGGCTCAGGCCTTAAGATTAACTATGTCGCTTTACCGATTGGCGAAATCATCAATCAAACTCTTTTAACAGCAGGCTCAGGCTATACAACAGCCACGCAAGTTCCAACCACAGGAGGTAGCGGGAACGGATGTATCGTAAACATCCAAGATGATGGAGCGGGCGGTGTCCTATCCATGACAATCTTTGATGGAGGAACAGGCTATCTAGTAGGGGAAACTCTTACTATCGATGCAGGAAATCAAGACGCTACGTTCATAATCGCGAACATCCACGATGGAGAGGTTGACGAAATCCTTATAACTACCAAAGGGAGCGGTTACGCTATCGGGGATGAGTTCCTAATTTCAGGAGGGAGCGGAACGGCTGTGTTTGAACTTGACTATGTTGGGATAGGAGACATTTCGCTTTACAACGGCAGAGAGAAACTTTACAATTATTGGATATGACGAACGAAGTTTCACAAGTTATCAAATCCATCTACTCGGCCCTCGTAAACTCCGTAGACGGCGTTTATGACGCTAATAGCGATACCACGTTGATATGCAACACTAAGTGGATGCGCTCAGGGATGGTTGTGGAGAACTCAACAGGCGATAAGTATCGTATCTTGACTATCGAGTATGATGAGTATGTAACTTGGGAGCCTCTCAATCCCGCAAACAACACACCCTTGGAGGGAGTTATAACTATCCCCACTCCATACTGGATAACGGGCACGCAGTTAGCAACCAACAGGGAGTGGACTATTGCAAGCGCAAACCTAACTAGTAAGTTGCCTTTGGTTTGGCTACTTGAAGTTATCAGGATGCGTAAGTATGGGATGGAGAGCACATACGATTTCGATGCGGATATCCGTATGTTTTTCTTAGATGAAACGAACGTGGCCCAGTACTATACCGAGGACCATCGGAGCATCGTTATGTATCCAATGGAAAAGTTATGTAATGAGTTCCTAAACGTAGTAAATGAGGATGCAAGATTTGTGCGATTTGATGACTATGAGTTGATTACTTTTAGTCGATTTGGCACCGAGCGAAGTGATGGGATGTTCGCTAACATCCTAGATGCAAACCTAAGTGGGGTAGAGTTGCGAATTAGATTAGTGAAGTATAAAGAAAATTGTATTTGTTAAAAACCTTTAAAACTTAAAAACATGGCAATAGGCTGTAATTGTGATTTAGGCCTCTCTAACACAGGGAGACCAAACTGTTTGCCCTTACAAAGCGTAACGAGCAAACTAATTTTAGTGCCCTTGCAGGATAATGCAGGAGCCTACAACCGTATCGATTTAGCAACGCTACCAACATGGAGCGCGCTCATCAACGATACTGACCCATCTCAAAGATGGTACCCTTTACCTGCATTCGAGAACGTGGAGTTGCCTAAGGCAGACACAGTATTCGAAGAGGCTAACAGCGGGCGGATGGCTTACTTACGTCAAGGAAAGCGTTCATTTACGGGCGAACTTTGGGCGTATGATTCAACCCCTCAGTTCTTGGGTAAACTATCCTCAGGGAGATGCGTAGAGTTCGGAGTTTATGTAGTTGACATCAACGGCTCCCTTATCGGTAGCAAAGTAGGAAACTATTTGTATCCTATCCCTGTTGATAATCAATCTTGGGACCCGAAGTTGATGTTCGCAACTGACTCAACAGTTCAAAAAATCATGTTAGGTTTCGATTGGAATCGTTTCTTTGATGAGTCTACTTTGTGGATGATTACAGCAGACGAGGCCTCTCAAAACTTTAACGATTTGAAAGGTTTGTTGGATGTAAATCTACTAAACCCAGTTCAAGTAGCGAACACATCCATCCAAGTAGATGCTACGTTCGACTATGGTACTGCAATCAACCCGTTGAAATTCAAAGGGGCGGTTCTTGCAGATTTCTCACTTTACGATAACACCAACTCAACTGTGTTTACTATCACAGCGGTTTCCGAACCTAACGATGGTGAGTACATTCTCTTGGCTGCATTTGTAACGGGAGACTCCTACACTTTGAGTGTAATTAAGGCAGGATTTACAGGCTCTTTAACTTTCACAGCGGTGTAAGTTTAGACCAAAATCATGGCATCAAGGGGGGCGATTTCTACGGATTTCGCCCTCTTTTTTTTGGTATTTATGCGTATCTTTGAAATGCTGTGAGACTTGTTTTAAGCGGTTTTAAGGGTATGAGGGCCCTCGTTGGATGGATATATCTACTTTTCGACGAACTAAGTTTTGTTGTGTGGGTAAGGGTTTCAGAGGTAGCAAAAATGTAACGAAAAAAATAGAAAACTATGTTAATGGACACTATTTTGGGGCAACAACTTAGGAAAGTTAACCTACTTTCGGAGACAGTGTTTTGGCGCACAGCATTCAACGACCCAGCGTTTAGAACTTACATACTTGACCTCATCCGAGAGGACCAACTTTTCAAACAAGGAGTGGATTCCGATGGGGATATCATTGGTTACTACTCCGAGTGGACTGAAATGATGAATCCCGAAAAGAGAGCGGGCACACCTTATACGCTCAAAGATACAGGAGCGTTTTACGAATCAATGCTAATTTATATATACGATAACTTAATCGAAATCGATGCGGACCCTATCAAGAAAAACGAAAAAGGGGAGGAGACTAACCTCTTTTATGAATACGGTGAGAACATTATCGGCCTTACTGACGAGAACATGGAAAAGGTCGGACTCATCCTCGCAGATAAGTACCGCGCCCAAATCATCGAGGTACTATCAATCAATCAATGATATACCACTAAGCGCATGGATGGAGTGCTTAAATGGCAACATCGAACATACGCGCATAGATGGCGCAGGAACGATGTTTGAGGACGTAGAGGCTTGGTGCTATCTACATGACCAATACCTCACGAGATATGGCCTAAACAAGCAGTATAAAGACTTGTTGGATGTCCTGAAAAAAAAAGCCGAGATACAACTAGACTATGTGCGCACAAAGGACAAATTCTCACTAACTTTGTTAGAGATAGAGGAGGAAAACCTTAAAATCATGCTATCAAACAACGGTCAGGGGGTGAGCATAGAGCAAACGCTTGTGCACCTATCCAAGTTTGTAGGCTATTGGCTCAGGGCCAAAGAGATAACAGCGGGCGAGTACTTTACTTTACTTGATGAGTATAAACGGATAACAAAGTTAGAGAATGGCAAAAAAGATTAGTAGTAGCGACTTATTTCAAAAAGAGGATATATTCGAGGGTATAAGACTATCCGCTCAAAAAACTATCGAGCAGTTGAACAAACTTGATGCAGAGTTTAAGCAACTAGCCACAGCGATGCAATCCAATCTTAAGGGAGCGACCACAAATACTACGCAAGGTATAAACGCCTTTGTTCAAACCACGCAAAAGGCTAACACTTTGATGGAGCAATCCATCCAAATCACAAAGATGAAAGCGCAAGCCGAACAGCAGTTGCAGAAAGCCAACCAAGAGGCCGAGAAAACAGCCCAGCAAAAAGAGAAAACAGCGCAGGCATCCCTCAGGACACAGCAACAGCAGGCCAAAGAGGCGGAGCGATTGGCAAAAGCCCAAGAGAAAGCAACTAAAACGGCGGAGAACGAGGCAAATGCTTACAAGCGCTTAGAGAAAAACACAAGAGACTTAAAGAACGAAAGCAAACGCCTAGGGGCCGAGATGTTAGCCCTAGAGCGAGCGGGAAAGCAAAATACAAGCGCTTACAAGCAGTTGGAGGCCCAGTATAGAACTGTTACATCATCCGCTCAACGTGGCGATGCTCAGTTAAAGAAACTAGATAAAACCGTAGGGGATAATTTCAGGAACGTAGGGAACTATGCGGGAGCGATGAGCAAACTAACTAACTTGTTGGGAGCCCTAGGAGTTGGTTTTGGTATCGATATGGCTATCGGGAAAGCAAGAGAACTAATTACTTCATCCATAGACGCCGCACGAGAATCGGAAAAAGCAGTAGCGCAAGTACAGGCGGGCTTAGAATCAACAGGAAACAAAGTAGGTTTTACTTTGGATGAGTTAAAGAGCAAAGCCTCCGAAATTCAAACGCAAACTTTGTTCGATGATGATGCTATCCTTAAGGATGTAACGTCAGTTTTGCTTACTTTCACAAAAGTTACAGGGCCTATCTTTGACCAAGCGCAAACGGCTGTGGCCGATTTGGCTACCAAGATGGGAACGGATTTGAAGTCAGCGTCAGTTCAGTTAGGGAAAGCGCTAAACGACCCAGTGAGAGGCGTTACGGCTTTGAGAAAAGTAGGCGTATCCTTTACAGCATCACAGCAGGATTTAATTAAGTCGCTAGTTGAAAGCGGGAAACTACAAGAGGCACAAACTATCATCTTAAAAGAGATGAACACCGAATTTGGTGGCTCCGCAAAAGCGGCCGCCGAGGCGGATGGTGGATTTATACAGTTGCAAAACTCCGTAGGGGATGCTAAGGAAATGCTAGGTAGTATCCTTATCGAAAGATTGCGCCCTCTTAATGAGGCCCTGACAAAGTTTTTTAGAAGTTTAACCATTGAGGATATCAAAAAGTTTGTAAACGCTATCGCTACGATTGGTAAAGTTATGGGCACTTTGCTCAGGATGTACGCTACTTTCAAACTAGCGACAACGGCCCAAACGCTAGCCAACACAGCGCTTGGTGGCTCTTTTGTAAAAGTAGCGCAAAGGGTAGGCATCATGAAAGCGAGTTTAATGGGACTATCCCGAGGTTTTACAGCCTTAAAGACAGCCATCGCGAGCAATCCCTTTGGTATCCTGATAACTGTAGCAACGGAGATTTACGCTAATTGGGATAAGATACAGGAACTTTTTACAGGCGTAAAAGTGCAAACCGAAGAGATGAAAGAGGCCCAGCGAGCGTATAACGCCGAGATAGAGGGAACAGCAGAGTATACGGCCGAGATGAATCAGTATGTAGGGGAGGAAACAGGCGCGTTTATCGGATTGATAGAACAGTTAAAGAACACTACTTACGAATCAGCGGAGCGACAAAAACTTATCGACCAAATCAACTCTCAGTATGGCACCACGCTTAAAAACATCAAAGATGAGGCGCTTTTTACCAAGCAGTTAAATACAGCCGTAGCGAACTACATCGCTTTGAAAGAGCAAGAGTTTAAACTTAAAAAGAACGAAGAGCAAATCAACAAACTTATCGAGAGAAAAGTAGGCGCACAGCAGAAACTAAC